TCTTTCGACTTTTTCTTAGAAGAAGGTTTAATTTTATCTTGCGAATGGACTGCTTCTTCTTTCCAGCCCTTATTCAATAAAGACTCAACCTTTGAAAGGTGAGCTTCTATTAAAACTTTTCCATCACGACTAATCATTTTCATAATTGTCTCCTATACAGCTACATCAGGATTAGTTTCCTTGACATAGTAATTAGTTAAAAAGGTTAAACTCACATATCCTAGTGGTTTCTCACCTTCACCATTAAACTCTATTTCAGTTGATTCTAAATAACAGTCTTTAGCTAATCCATCTAAAGTTCTGTCTGCTGCTATTGCTTCTTCAACCTCTTTGCTTATTGTATCAATAGTATCGTCAAAGTCACTAGTAGCTTTTGCATATCCCTCTACCACTACTGATAATTCTCTACTCATAACCCTATCAGTACCTATAACTATAGGTTCAGAGGATTCTTCTTTTGTGTATATGATTAATGCTGGTACTGTTTCTAGTGGATAAACTCTTGACTCATAGACTCTTGAACCAGTTGTAGTTAAGCCAGTTAAAGTAGTACCAAACTTTTCTCTTATTTGTTGTCTAATATGGTTTGCCATTATATTTCCTCTAACATTAATGCACTAAACCCTGTTCTGTCTGCTTGTATGTTTACTACAGTATAGTTTTGTGCTGCTTTGAGTATATTACCATTAGTATCTTTTATTGCAGATACATTTAAAGTATTTCCAAATGAAATATTAGGAACATCTATAGTTCTGCAATAGGCTATTGGCTTTAATGCTTCCACGCCAATGCCTTCTTCTTGCTCTACATATTCATTATTTAGAATGACACTGATTGTTGATGATGCTCCATTGTTTGTATAAACAGCACTTACACCATGACCAAAGTTTATGTCTAAGTAACCTAACATATCTTCTTCAGTTTCTAATCTAAATTGAGACATTATTCTTCCTCAAGAACCAAAGAAACTAAGCCTGTATTGTCAGGCTCAACTGTTCTAACTATAAATGTTGTAGCTGGTTTTAATACATTGCCACGATTAGTTGTAATTGCATCAACTAATAATTTATCTTCTTGGGATATATAGGGCACATCAGATGCTTTGACTATTGCTCTTGGTTGATAACCAGCAACAGGCACTGTTCCACCCTCTATGTTGAAATACTCTTGATCTATAATAATATTAATGTTTTTAGAAAAACCTGAATCAATATCAAAAAGAGTATCTATTAATGGGAAATCATCCCATAAGGATTGTTGCACTTCAAAGAATGTAGCAGTAACGCCATGACCTGTTGTTGTATCAACATAGGCGTTAAAATCTAATGCACTCTCTAAAGGCATGATTTACTTTTTAGCTCTAGTTTTAGGAGCTTTAACTTTTGATGTTTCTAAACCAACACTTCTATCTTCTTTTTTAGCTTTTGGTTTAGCAACATGGATTTCTGCTTTTTTATAAGCACATAAAGAATGACCTTCAACTTCATTAAGTTCTACTATATCTCCAGCATGAACCTTTGAACCACCAGCCATTGTATCTTGTAATATTTTATATTTTTTCATATTTAAGGTAGGGGTGTTTCCACCCCCATTCCATTTAAGCATCAGTTAATTAGTCGCTTGATTTACAGAAAGATACTGCATGTCTTACAGCTACATCAACAGTTTGTAGAGCAACGATTCTTACTCCACCTGAAGTTGATAATGCATAAGGGTCAACAGTAATATCTAGTCCACCATACATACCAATTAATAGGTCTGCAAAGTTACCAAAGTAGAAGTCACCACTTGTTACTTGATTACTTCTGACAACATTATAGCCATTCATGCTATTGTCAGGAGAAACAACAAACTGAGCAGTGCCAGTAGCCTTTTCAGTTGTTTTTAAAGTACCAAAGTCAGCAGGTCTACATATGTAACCTAAAGAACCAGTCAATGCGTTGTCATTAGCAACAGCACTTTCCATAGCTACGATTTCTGCCCATGTTGGGTTAGCAGCAGCGAAAGTTGTAGTGTTAATACCTGAAGTATTAGCAATACCTGTTGGTTGACCACTTGAACCTGAACCAGCTAAAGCACCTAAGTCAATTGCAGTAGCGATTGATTTTGTTAGGTCATCTCTGATTAAGTTCTCAACATCTAAAGAAGATTGTTGTAATAACAGTCTTGTTACATCAGTAAAAGCACCAATGACTTTAGGAGACATAGTTACTGAACCAGCAGTAAACTCAGACTCAGCAGCAGCACTTCCTTCTGTTGCAATCCATCCAGCAGATGCACCAGCAGTTTTCTTAGGTATTACAACATTACCTTGCAATCCTCTAAGCATAGTAGCACCAGCTTGCATTACTGATGACTCATTTCTAAGTACATCAATAAAGTCATTTCCTCTGTAATCTTCAGCTACTAGAGTTGAATCATCAGATGTGTTGAGGTCTCTTTTACCCCAGCTTCTTAGCACTTCAGCAGGAAGCATAATGCCTTGTGCATCTTTGCCATACTGTCTAGCAGCTTCAGCAGAACATTCAAATTCAAATGCTGCATCAGCTTGTGCTTTTCTGTCAGAAGGATTAGCCATAGCTCTAATTGCTTTAACTAGACTAAATTCTCTTACTTCTTCTTTGCTCATACCGATTTCTGAAGGAGTTTCTAAAGGAGTGTTGTTAGAAATATTTTCTAATAATACACCTCTGAATTCTTCAACAGATACGCCATCAGCGATTGCTTTGTCAGCTAAATCTCTTTTATTGTGTCTAGCTGCTAAATCTATAATCTCTTTTGAGTTTCTTTTAAATTCAGCTTTAGCTTCATCAATAGTCTGAGTTCTAACTTCATCAAGATTAATATCTTGTTTCTTTTCGTTTTCCATTATTCTCACCTTTGTGTTATTTATTTGTTTTTCTTTAGAACGACCAACACCAACAAGTCTTGACTGGTCAGCAGGGACTGATACAGAAGAAACTTCCATAGGAGTCCATTGAGCTTTATAGTAAGTCTCATCATTGTCTTGATATCGTTCCAGTTTATCAATTCTGTAACCAACTGAAATGTTCATGCGTATACCATCAGTTACATCTTCAAATACTTCACGAGCTAAAGCAGATTTACCAAATCTAACTACAGCAGTTGTCCTTTTTGCTGTCTCATCTAATTTGAATTCTTCAATCACACCAATTTGCTTAGTCATATCATGATCAAGCAATAATGGTGCTCTGCCTGAATTTATAAACTCCATGTTTATATCATCAGCAGAATGTCCTAGCACTTCCATGCCAAAACTACGTTCTACAGGTTCTTCACTAGAAACACCTACGCGAACTATTCTTTTTTCTTCATCAAGATAAGAGTGTTTAGATAAATCAATAGTTCTATATTTCATAGGCATATCAATTACTTTTCTTTCCTCTTCGCTTGATTCAGTCATAGATACTTCTTCAGTTGTCTCTAATTCTTCACCTTCATGTTCTACATCCTCATGCTTCTCAAACTCAACAATAACAGTATTGTCAGTCTCAGTAACATTAAGGATATGTCTATCTTCTTTATTCATAGATTTCTCCTTGTTTTTAGTTGATAAAGGATGTCCTTCAGGTAACAGATCAGTATCATGCTTCCCTGACTTATATTTACCAGTCCTTAAGACTCGTAAAAAATTATTAACTCGTGCCATTGCCCATTGTTCTTTTGAAGAAACATTAGGTCTAACACTTGAAGGATTAGTATTGTAAGCACCAATTCCTCTGTCATAAACTTTTTGTAATGTGGAATAATTTGTTCTTTTAGCTGCATTATCACCAACATCTTCATTATGTTCTCTAGCTTTTTCTTTTAAAGTATCTTCTGTTCCTCTTTGCTCAATACTTCTATCATCCTTCATTTGTTCTACCAATCTTTTTGACCAGCTAAATCCAGCATCACCACCCCATAATGCCCATGCTATTCTTCCATTAGAGGGATAACCTTCTTCAGCTTGTTTAAAGCCTTTGCCCTTTTTATCTACTTCATGTCTTGAGAAGAAGCTATACATTCTTTTTACAGTATCATCAGATAAGTTTTCATCAGCTACTATTTGTCTTGCTCTTACAGCTCCAACTCTAGTGCCACCTCTACCATGTTCTTCACGCCAGTCTAAACCTCTTTGAGCTTCAGTTTTCATACCATCATTAGGCTTAGGCATCTTCTTCCTCATCTCCACCCTGTATCTTTGCTTCTACAGGTAGCTTTTGACCAAATGGTTGATAGGCTAGTTCAATATCATATTGTTTAGCTAGCTCTATTTCTTTTTGATGTTGTTCAAATAACTCTTCAGTATCTCTGCCATAAGATGCAGAAATATCAGAATAGGTAAGTGTTCCATTTTGCAAACCAATAACATTAGCCTGCATTTCTTTTAATGGGTCAATCCAAGCAAAACTTCTTGGTATGTAATTAATTGATCTTGAGAATTTATCATATTTACCCATAGGCAAATTAATATATCCAGTTGAGATAGACATCTCTAACCATGATTGGAATACTGGGTTTACAAAATGCTCAATTACAAACTGTTGATATATCTGATACATGCTTCTATCTTCTAAAGCACCTTGTCTGATACTTGAATAATTTACTGAAGTTAAATCATTAGATAATGAGTGATAAGAAATGTTTAAACCTGATGCAATGCTTCTTAATACACTAGTTGTAAATGACTCAAAAGCAGATGTTGGGTGGGTTGGGTCAAAGCTCTTGAAGTCCATACCTTGAGGTAATTGTTCAAATACTCCAGCTTGTGCGTTCATTGTTGGATTAAATGTATCTTCATAAGCACCATCACCAACATAGCCATCACCATCAGGTGAGGTAAAGAAACCCATTTTAGATGCACCAACTCTAGCTGCAACTATTTCTGCCTCTAAATAACCATTTAACATTTTCACATTAGCCATTGCTGTAGCAACCAAAGAAACACCTCTAGTTTGTTCTGCCCTAGAAGGTAGGTAAGCATGGATAATCTCATCAGCAGGAACTCTAATGTGTTGAGCTTGAGCTAAATAATTTCTGTCATATGGATGGTCTTTATATAAATGATAAGCAACTGGTCTGTCATACTTATCTACTTCAACACCCATTTTAATTTTGTTCCCAGTAGCTTTGTAAATGTCATTCTTGTTTTCATCTAAATGGTCAGCTTCTAAAAACTGTAATTCAAAACCAAAAGGTGAATTAGTGTTTTTTATTTTCCTGATTAGTACTTCGCCATCTCTACATAAAGATTCAACAAATATTTTTTGGCAATCTAAGAATGATAATCTGCCATTAGTTGTACAGTTACCAACTTGACCCCATTCCTTCCAAGCACGTTCAATCAGCAGGTTAGCTCCAATATCTAAAGAACCATTATCGTTCCTAGATTTGGAGCTCACTCTTATGCCATGCTTACCGATAACATTAGATACCATCAGGTTAAGGTATCGTGCTATATAGCTATCGTTTCTTGCAAGTTCTCTAGCTCTATCTCTTAATATTCTTATGTTATCTTTTATTTCAGCATCAGCACTTGTTGAGCTTGTTACAAAATCTGCAAACAATCTACCAGTGTTAGCACCAGTATAGCTTCTTCTATATGCTTGTCTTTTTTTCTTCTTAGGCTCATTTACGCCTAATATCCTGTTATACCATGCCATTATGTGTAGCTCTTAGGTGTTGAGCCAGTAGCACTACCAAAATTAACCTTAATGGTATTGCCTGACCCTCTGTTGTTTTTAATTCTCTGTATTTTAACTTCTTTTAG